CCATCAATCGCTTGGTCGTAACCTTTTTGGTCCTCGTTGTACTCCTCCAACAACGTGGGGGTATTGATAAAACGGGGACTATCAGAAATGGACATAAGGAAACCCCTTGTCGGTGGATAATAGAACGTGCCTATAGCATCCCCTAAAAATGAAAATGCGGCATAGAGGCTAAACGCCCAGGGCAGAACCCAGGGCGTTTAGTTTCTCTACATCAGCAACTTAACCGGTGAGGGTTAGATGTGTGCAGCGACCGCGTCGCAAGTCCAGTTCGCGCAGCGAACCAGTTGCTTGTTGACGGCTTGAGTGGCCGAAGAGGCGCTGGAGTACACGGCGCGAACCAGTGCAACCTGAGCGTTCACTTCTTTCTCTTTTTCCTTGTCGTCCGCTTTCACGACGTTCAAGGTGCCGATGACTTTGTCGCGAACGGACTTCGAGAAGGCCGCCGAAACTTTGTCGGAACGCAGCTGGCTGGCGATTGCCTTGACTTCGGCCAGAGCCGATTTCAGTTTGGCCTTGTCAGCTTTCGGAGCGGATTCACCGCTGGTCAGCTTCTTGGCGTCGCCGGTGCCGAAGAACAGCTTGACGGAACGAGCCATTTCAGCTGCTTCAGCCAGGTCTTTCGCGCTGCCGTCTTTCATCTCGGCGTGGACGCGGATACCAGCGCTCATGCCGATCAGGACTTTCTTGTCGCCTTCCGACTTCTCGGCGGCGCCGACGTCTTTCTTGGCGTCGCCTTTGATGGCCGAAACCAGGCTGCCGTAGGCCGAGTTGAACGAAGCAACCGACACCTTGTTCACGTCGCTGGCAACGTCAGCGAAACCACGCAGAGCGCCCAGGGTAGTGCCCCAGCCTTCAGTGCCTTCAGCCAGGCCATGCTTCTCGTAGTCGAAGAGCACGTTCCAGCCGCCCAGCTTGACCTTTTCTTTCAGCTTCTCGGTTTTCTCGAGACGCTCGCCGATCTGGGTAGCGCGACGGTCCAGCTTCTCGGCGGCGTTAACCAGGCCCACGAAGAAGTTGATGATGGTGTTGAAGATGTGCTTGATCACTTCGATCGCTTTCTTCGCGTAGCCCTTCACGGTTTCCATGAAGGATTCCATGCCGGTGCGAGCCATGACCAGCGCGGTGGCAGCGTCGGTCATCGATTCGGTACCGCAACGGTCAACGGAAGCGCCGCCCAGGACGGTGTTCAGCTTGGCAGCACGGTTGTACAGCGAGGCGAAAGACTGCGAGTGGAAAGAACCCGAACCCAGCATGGATTCCATGCCCGATACCAGCTCTTGAACTTCTTCCAGGGCTTCGTCCTGGTTGGCCACTTCGGCGCGCAGTTCTTCGATTTCCTGGCCTTGTTGTTCCAGTTCAACCTGGACTTCGGCCACTTCGGCGCGGGCTGCATCTTCAGCAGCTGCGGTTACTTCGACCGGCAGGGTGCCGCCGTTCAATTCCAGCTCTTCGAAGCCGTTCCAGCGAGACAGAATGCTCATGTTGTATTTCCCTTGTTCGTTAACGAGTGAGTTTGTTTATAAACAATTAAGCGAAAACACCCAGTACACCATGAATGTACCGGTCGGTGTATCCGACCACGCGCGGAGTGAATCCACTATAAAATGCAAGCGCCCCGCGGTTTCCTTCCAGAAGCTTCTCGGCTTCCTTCAACGCAGACTTCGTTACCCGGTATTCCAGCTTGGTCAAGTTCTCGTCAACGCCCTTAACCATTTCGGCCCAGGACTTGATAAAAGCAAGATAGCTGTCGTAGGCAGCTTTGACACGTTGGTGAAGGACATTGACCTTCTCCAGTTTGTTCAGCAGTTCAGCCGCACTGGATTTGGACAACGAAAGGTTTCCACCTTCGCCCGCAGGAGTATCCCCCGACATAGAATATTTCGGAGAATCATCCTCACCGCTGGTAAAGGTCCATTCCTTGCCGCCTGGCAGCGTGGCCGATGCAGCGAAAGCCGGGTACTTCAACTTCTCGACCGCGTCGATAACCCCGAAGACGTCATCCGTGTGTTTGGCGTCTTTGAGTTTCTTCACGGCAATCAGCTGGGCGTCCAAATGATCCAGGACCGCCTTGCTGTGTTTATCCAGAAGCTCCAGGTGTTTGATCAGCACGTCCATGTCGCCGGAGATGCTGTGGATGTCACCCTTGCAGGTAATCATCGCCACCTGTGTTGCAGTGAGCTTCAGTTCATGCTCATCCTTCTTGCCTACGTCACCCAACAAGCGCTTGATGTAAGTCTTGTTGTCGTCGAAGGACTTAGACAGCTGGGTCCCAGCCGCTTCAATGCCTGCGGTAAAGGCGTTCAAAGCCTTACCACCGACCCACATAGTAACGCTCAGTAGGCCAGAACCCAGTTCTTTCATGCTGTCAGCGAAAGCTTCGTTCCCCGCTACAGAATGGGGACTGGTCGACATCAGCTTACCCAGACTCAGCACGTCATTGTTCGCTTGGAGCAATTGAACGTGCTGTTCCAGGGCAGATGTCAGATCACGTTGGATCTGTGACATGTTCCACCTCGACCTTGATTTAAGGCGTGTTAACCTTGATGGAAGTGTGGCAGAGCTCGATCAGCCCAGCAACGATCAGGACGAGGTAGCCGTTCACCGCAGTGCGGATGTTCAGCAGTTCCATTTGGTTCTTCCGCACGATGGCCGAGAACGTAGTCAGGAGCTTGTCTTTCATTTCGTCGCTGATGTCCGACTCGTAGAAGCCCTTGGTGATCTCGGAGTAATCCGACTCACCCAGCTTGAACTTCTCGCCACCGTCGAAGACCTTGCGCCATTCCTTGAGGACTTCACGCAGCATCTTGACCACAGCCTTGATCTGGCTCGAAGACAGGGACTTGATTTCGAAGTCCAGTTTCGGGAAGATCATTGGGGCGGAGTTGTCGAAGCCAGTCATGTCGATGTCGAGCATGCGCTGAACAAAGTCTTCAACCGCACCGATAGACTTGGTAGCCTTGTCCACGTGGTTCTGACGAATGTCGACGAAGTAGGCACCACCCATCAGCTCAACCGACTGCTTGGCGTTAGCCGCGGCCGTGGAGTGCTGAGGACATGGGTAGGTGCACTCTTTGAAGCGCTCGGAAGGGATCGAGGTTGGCAGGAGCATGAAGCGCTCTTCAGCCTGGACCTGGTTCTTACCGTCAAAGCCGCCGAAGAAGCTCAGGGTGGCGTTCAGGTGGTTGCGGTTGTTGAGGTAGTAGTTCTGGCTCAACCCCGACAGCGAACGGCTCAGCTTGCTCAGGTTCTCGACCCAGTTCTCGTCGACCTTACCGTTAACCTTGAACAGGTTGAACAGACGATTGCCCAGGAGAATCTTCTCGCGATCCTTTTCGAATGGCGGGGAAGTGTTCAGCGAGTTTTCCAGCAGGTCCACCGACTTGTCCAGAGAGTCCTGGCTTTGGGTGAACAGGATGTACGTCTCGCGGAAACTGATCGACATCTGGCTCGACACTTCACGCGTCTTCTTGAAGAAGTCTTCCAGGAAGCCCTCACAGCCCACCAGGCGCGTCAGAAGGTAGTCTTTAGGCATCAGGGTAAGACCCAATGCTTCAACGCCTTCTACCGCGCTCATACCTTCAGCCGGCTGGATAGGTACTTGCGAACGGTCCAGCTGGTTGTCGAGGATCGAAACCAAGGTCGGGGTGACCTCGTGAGCCTTGAGCGTTTGCAGTGTGTCTTTCACGGACTGAACACGGTCTTTCGCGTTGTCCAGTTCGTTCTGGTAACGGTTCAGGTCGCCAGTGTTCGTAGCGGCTTCAACCAGTTCGGTCGATGTCACCACGTTGATAGCAGCCATCTCGGCCGCCAACTTCTCGTTCGCAAGAACCTCAGGACTAGGCATAGTTGTTTTCTCCGCCCAAGAGTAAAAGAATCCGTCCTACAGCGGCGGGGCCAATACCAGCAGCAAGACGATAAAGGTCGTAGTCTTCGATGCGGTAACCGTCCTTGAGGAACGGCTCATTACCACCCGGACGATGTCCCGACTGATAAGTTGCAGAGCGAGCACGGGCAGAGGCTTCCAACACGTGTTCTTGCATGCGAATCGCAGTGAGCACGGTGAGGTGCCCTTGCTTACCATTGAGGTAATGCACGATGTCGCGTACCAGGCTTGCCAGCGGACCGCGGCCGCCGTCGAAGTTCAGTTCCAGGAAGTGGGCGAAATTGTTACCGGTGATACGTTTCGCTTCCCGCAGTGTTTCCACGGCAACGTAACCCTTCACCACAATTTCGAAGTCGTTGTACGAGTCCGTACGCAACAGGCGCAAGTTCTTGAACAACGACGCCAACTCCTGATCAGACAACGACGCTTCCACGTAGCCGTTTTTGATCAGTCTGTAATCAGGCATATTTCTTCTCGATCTGTTCGATGGCAACAGTGTTCTTGATGATCTCGTTCTGGTAGATCTCGATCTGCCGTTCGAGCTGAGGATCTTCGCCGCCACCGGACTTCTTGTTGATGGCTTGGTTGATCTTCATGGCGAACAGTTCGTTATCACGACGCATGTTTTCGATGCGCATGATGTTGATCTTGGACCAGGCCAGGTGGTACCAGAAAATCGGGTTGACCAGGTGGACACCGAAACCCTGCTTCAGCAGATCGACCTTGTCAGCGCCTTCAGTGCTTTCCAGCACGTCGAGGGTAGTAGGGGTCATTTCGATATCCGGTACGTCGTTCAAACGCGCCAGCACAGCCTTGGAGCCTTTCAGCAGCTCGGCAGTGAGTTGACGGTAGAAACGATCGGTGCCGTTGATCCAGCGGGTGTCGTACTTGGTCAGGTACTGGTCCGCGTGGATGTCCTTGTTGTTCATGGTCAACAGAACGTCGAAGATCATCCGGGTGAACTTGATCCAGAACGTGAGGTGCTCGATCAGGTTCAGGATGTTGGTCTGACGCAGGGTCAGCATCTTGCCGGACCAAATCTTCTCGTTGTAGCCTTTGACCAGCTTGGTCACTTCAGGCACCAGCGCTTGGATCGCAGCAACACCGACCAGCAGGGTTTGCGACAGGTCGTCAGTACGCACACCATTGTCCCGCAGGAACTTGCCCAGGCCTTTGGTGATGATCCACTCGTTGGCAACGGCGGAGAGGTCCAGGTCGCTGTTACGAATGCGACTGATGTTACCTTCCAGGTCAGTGGCGGCAACCGAAATGTTCAGCAACGCCGAGATGACCTCAGTGTCTTTAAACGTTTCAACGCCAGCGCTATATTCAATTGCGTCCATTTACACGCCCCCGTTCAACAGTTTGACCAGATCAGCCAGCGTGTTACTGCCGGTGTCTTTCTTGGATTTGTTCGACAGGTCCTTACGGGTGTAAGTCTCTGCCATGTTCGAACCGTGTGTGTAGAACGTGAACACGCCACGGTCTTCGTTGCACACGATGATGGTGTTGGCCTTGACCGCCGAGAAGATCTTCTCGCGCGACTTCGGATCATCGAAACGCTTACCGATGTCCAGTTCGAGCTGGTTGGCCGTGTCCTTGCTGAGGATGAAGGTGTTGGCCATGCTGTTGAAGCTGACCAGGCCGGTCTTGATCGCCGCCATGCGGTTACCGGTTTCACGAGCCAGGGCTTCTTTATAGTAGCCCGACATTTCTTCGTTGCGGATGCGGAAGCGCTCTTTAACGATGTCGAAGCCAGAACAGAATTCAGGAGAGGTCAACTCACCGGTCTTCATCATCATGATGCGAGCTTTAAAGCCGTCTTCGATCTTCGCAGCCGAGAACGTCATGGTCAGGTCAGCCGCTTTCATCGGCATCGGGATTTGACGGAAGGTCAGCGGGAACTCGATCTTGGCGCCGTTGTCACCGTAGATAGTAGCGTTCACTACCTTACCGATGGCCAGCGGGGCGAACTCGTGGAGATCCGGGAAGGTCTTGCCACCGACTTGAACGAAGTTGGTTTTGTCTTCGTCTTCGCCTTTGGCAGTGTTGTCTTCCAGGCCGCGGATGTTGTCGTTGAGGGCTTCAGCACCCAGCACGGACAGCATGCCGCCACGGTTAGGGCTGATGGTGCCGATAATGTCCTGAACCTTGACACCCATGCCAGCAGAGTTCTGCAAAGCCAAGTGGGTCAGGGTGGCCACGACGTCACGCAGCATGACGATCTGCATCAGATCAGCCATGAATTCCTGGTGCAGCAAAGGCGCTTCGATACCGCACATTGGAGCAATGATTGCGCGGTTTGCAGACTGTGTCACCGATGTGGTCGAAACCACATTGTATGAACGTTTTACCCGCTCAGCCACGTCGGCTGCCGAGCCTATATCTTTGCTGTCTGGGTAGACTTTCGACGCGAAGTCGAGTAAGAAAGACCCCAGATTGAGTACACTTCCGATCATGTTAACCTCTCCGAGAAGGAATAAATAATTATGGCTGACAGCCCGATTTCTAATGAGGGATGGTTTGAAGGCACACCTGGTAATGAGAAACCTACCGTTGATTTAACGAGACAAACTGTTCCTGAGTACCTGGATTATGCGTTCAAGGAAAACGGTGGACCCGGGATACAGAGTCCGTTGGTCAACATGCTCCGGGGCATCAGAATTCTCGGTCCAGGAAACCAGCTAGCGCCCATCCCCGACGACACCATAGGATTAGCGTTTGTTAGCAGGCCCATGCTGAATTTGTCTGACGAAAACGTCATCAAACATCCACAGCTGGCTCCTTTGTACAGGCCTCAGAAAAATACTTTGCTGGCTTATATAAAGGGCATGCTGGATCCGGTGTGGGGTCGTGGTAACAGTGGTATGTCCGATATTCTCAACCCCAAGTACCCGTGGATTCCTCCGCTCACCAACTACCTGAAGGTGAGTTCTGGTTTCCCTGACTTGCAACTGGCAATGGGTAAATCCAACCCAGGCTTCCGTAAAGAAGTCTACCAGTTCGTCAACGGTGTGCTGAAGGTCAACTACGATTTCGACGTTCGTCAGTCGTACCACGTGCCTAAACCTAACTTCCTTGCTTACATGTTTGAAGCCTGGATCCATTACATTGAAGCGGTCAAGCTAGGCGATGAGGGGATGGAACCTTACCCGTCTGCGTTGATCGAGAACTACATTGATTACGACTGCCGCATTTACCACGTGATCATGAACAAGAACATGCGGAACATCGAGTGGTTGTTCTGTAGTGGGAGCAGCATCCCCACCACATTCCCGTCGGGTGCCTTCAGTACCATCGACCGGACGCAGAACAGTATTCGTGGGCAGGGACAGGATGAGTTGGAGATTAACTTCTCTTCTGTAGGCTTCCGTTTCGGTAACATCCGTATTGCCGACATGTTCAACCGCTGCACCTTGAAATCCAACCCGGACCTGCTGCCGTCTGTTCGTGAGCAGAAATATCGTAAACTTGCATTTTCCGAACACTACGCTGACGGCAGCGAGTCTTATCCATGGATCAACATTGACACCATGGAAATGGAATACTGGAGAGAAATCTGATGGCAATGTCTCAAGATGATCTGACTCGGTTGGCGAACAACCCGCAACGAGGCATTAACCTGATCGTTGATGAAATCGAAAAGAACTGGTTTAACGGGACCGTCAAGCTGAACAGCAAGTCTCACCCAGCGGTCTTGTGCATGGACCTGATCCTGGGTACTACGCACGGCTTCCTCAATCGCCTGGAAGACGCAACCAGCAAGGTAGCCCTGAAGCACGCTCGTAACGTCAGCGACCTCAGCCGCAACATGGGTGATGACGAACGCTTTGGTTTGTTTGCCATGCCGGCTAACTCCATGCTGCAATTCGCAATCACCGAGGATTCCTTCAAGGACATTGCGAAGGACGTCACGGTTACTCAGGGTAAGACCACTGTTAGTTACAAAGTGATCTTGATTCCTAAGGACACCATCCTCGACGTTAACGGTTACAGCTTCTGCGTGAACAACGGCGTAGAGCTGCGTTATAGTGAGAAAGCCGGTTGGCAGGCTGTGTACGACGAACAGACCAACAACCCTTTCAGTCCGATCGGTACTAACCTGATCGAAAAGGACCTCAAGGAAGTTAACGGTAAGATCTACCGTTTGTTCAACATTCCTGTTGAGCAGTTGGATATCCGAGCGACTGAAAACATCACGGCGAACGAAAGTTCTGGTTGCCGGGGTTCGATTAATTACTCGGACTACTTGTTCGGTGTGCGTGCGTTCCTTTATAAGGACGGGCAGCTGAACGAGATTGACGTCACCTTCGACCAGGACGTGTTTGACCCGTTGAAGGTTACCCTGGCTCTGGATATTGACACGGTTAACAACGTGTTCAACTACGAGATCCCTGACGTCTACATCAGCAACAAGCTGGGGACTGGCACGATCCGCATCTACACCTACACCACCAAGGGTGTGTTGGTCAAGGATCTGCGCGATACCCCATCGCAGTCGATTACTCCAACTTACCAGGACTTCCGTTACGGCGCTGGCAAGCTGGGTGATACGTCGGCCATGCTGCGTAACGCCGGTGGTGCGGCCTGGGCGGTGATCGATATCACCACGGGCGGCACTAACCCGGTTCCTTTCAACGAGATGAAGCAAGCGTTGATTGATGACCGTCGCCAGCGTAATACCCCGATTACCGAGAGCAACCTGAAAGGTAAGGTTGAGAACTACGGTTACGGCGCAGTGCAGACCATCGACTACCTCACCAAGCGGACCTACTCGCTCAGCAAGGAACTACCTATCCAGGACAACAAGGGCTTCTACGCTCCGATGTCTTGCTACGTGGGCAGTCACCTGGCTTCGGCGAATGATCTGGTGGGTGCAGGCGTGGTGTTGGATAACGGTAAGCGCATTACCATCCCGCACAACGTGTTGTTCGACATCACCACCCCGACGTCCAAGTTGGTTAACCAACTCAACAAGAACCGTTACCTGGCAATGTCCAGTGAGCAGCTTGTGGACACGATGTCGTCTTCGACACTGGTCTACACACCGTTCTACTACGTGTTGGACATGACCAGCAACCAGGCCGTGCTGCGGACCTATCACCTGGATGCCCCAACTGTCAACAACCAAACCTTCGTGGCTGAGAACTCGACACTCGGGTTTGAACTGGGGGTGGGGTCGATTGCTATTGATCACGTTGACACCGGTTACAAGATCACCCTGGTGACGAAGTCTAGTGACGCGTACAAGCAGCTCGATAACAACGTGTTGGGCATGCAGCTGTCGATCTCCCCCGAAGACTCCACCAGCCTGGCCTCTATTGCCGGTACTCTGGTGGGCATCACGGAAGACAAGGAACGTATCTGGGAGTTTGACCTGGAAAGTAAGTTCGACGTTGATGTGAACGACGTGATTTACTTCACCAACCTGCACCAGTTCGGTACCGTCCAGCCAAGCACCGGTTCCAAGTTGAAGATCGACATGACGTTTATCTTCTGCTACGTGGGTGACCAGGAGTTCAGCAAAACGGATTCCGATGCGAAGATCGACCAGTCCTTGTTCCCTGAAGACATGGTTGCGATCATCGAGACCCGCTACGGCGTGACCTTCGGTAAACTGATGGGTAACCTCTACAGCCGGATTCGTCCGCTGGTGGGTGAAGCCCAGTACCTGCGTTATCCAACAGACGTTCCTGAAACCTACTTGGTCAACAAGTTCAAGCGGGATGAAGAAGGTGAGTTGGTCTTCGATGACAACGATGAGGCTATCCTGGAACAACAGGCTGGTCAGATCGTCTACAACTCTGACGGCAGTACGCGTCTGTTGTATCGTGCGGGTGACGTGGTGTTAGAAGACGGGAAACCTGTTATCTTGGCTCCTCGTGATCTCAAGTACCACTGGGACTTCATTGCTTTCGACGGGAACTACTTCTTCAGCGATGACCCGTATGACGTCCAGTTTGCTCTGGACACGAAGAACTACTTCGTCAACGTCATCAGTAAAGACATGGAAGCCTTTACCTCGGAAGCGCTGGACCGTACCGACCTGTTCTACCAGCCACGCAGCAAGCTGGGGTACCAGAAGGTGGTGGTCAACAGCAACTACGAGTCGTTCCTCAAGCAGGACCTCGAGTTTACCATTACCTATTACCTGACGGCAGCGGGTTACAAGAACCAAAACCTGAAGGATGCGTTAACCGCCAGTTCCCCACGGGTTATCAACGTGGCTCTGTACGGCGCAATGACGATCGGCATTACCAACTTCGTCACCAGTCTGATGCAAGACGTGGGTGACCAGGTGGTGTCCGTGAAGCTGAGCGCTATCTCCGGTGATACCACAGTGGACGTTATCAGTAACGTGGATAACCTCACTGGCTTCAGTGTCCGTAAGAACTTGAAGTTGACCGGTGATGGCGGTGTGGGCGTTAAGGAAGCGATTGACATCATCTTCCTGCCACACGATTCGAGCATTGCAAACGTGTAAGCAAACATAGCCCCTACCCCATGCCTTCCTTAACGGGGGCATGGGGTAGGGGTTATTCACGCAACTACTTCTTTGTTACCGATCTTCGACTCGAACTCGTGCAGGTACTTCGCGAACAGCAACGACAGTTCCATCACGGCTTCCAGCGTACCGAAACGCCAATCGAGGTCGGAGAGAGCAAACCCGTACTTCTGGGGCAGGTTCTCTTCGATGAAACGATCGTGCGCTTGCTCGGTCAGCAACGGCAGGTTTTCCAGGAAGAGGTAATCACCGTTCTCAACACCATCTACCGATGGGGTCAGTTCTTCCCAGTCCACGTTCTTGCCCAACAACTGGGTCTTGATTTCGTACACACCCCAGTTGATGTAACCGAGGTAACGAGCTACCTGCTTGCGCAGTTGCCCGATGGCTTCAGCGGCCGCACCGTTATCCAGGCCCAGGCTGTTGATGTGAGCCAGCGACTCTTCAACCTTGCACGAGACGTACTCGGAGATGTTGTGGAAGTACGCCCGCGTGATGTCCACCGCGATGTTTTCCACAATGCGTTTGTCCAGGCCCTTGTTCAACAGGACCTGTCCATTCTCCTTGGGGAACGAGCTGAAGAGACGAGTCTTCAGTTCACCTGCTTCACGTGTAGGCCAGAAGCGGTCCACGATTTCGCAGGCTTCCTTGAGGGAGACGCCTTCGTGCAACTTCTCTGCCATGCCTTTCAGGGAGGACAGACAGCCGTTCATTTCAGACATGGCTGCGTTGCGGCTTTCAACCAACTGATCGTAGGTAACGTCGGTCATACCAGTTTCCCCCAGCCAGTTTGTTTGGCGAAGTTGTTGAAGGTGGTTTTAACGCCACCGAAGTCGTTCGAGATGATCGTCTCGGACACTGCACCGGCCTTCTCAGCAAAGGTTTGAGCGTCAGCATCTTTGATGAACACGAACTCACGAGGATAACCAGCCGCGTTGGCGTACGGGGTGTGACCCGCTGCACGTGCTTCACGGTTGATCTTCGCCACCTCTTCCATGTCTTCCAGCAGACCGTGGTAGTAGAAGGCGTGTGCCCGGTTGTACCATTCCACCAGGTTGGTGATTTGTTTCTCCACCACCATCAGGGAACTCGATACGCTGTAGCAGAACTGGCTGAAGTTCCGCACGTCAACTGTCATCTGCTGATACATCTGCACCAGCGCAGGGTTCTCGTAGAAGTCGGCGATGAAACCAACCTTCTCTGCGTCCGTCTTGTCCACGGTGTTGCCCAGGTTCTTGAAGTTGATCTTCGAGAGGTCCAGGTCATCCGAGGTGACTTCGATGTAACGCATGTTGAGGAACTGGATGCTGGTCAACAGCACAGGGATGTCCTGCTTGCCGAGTTTGACAGTCTCGGTCGCTACAGTTTCCTGGATGCGCTTACGAACGTTACTGAAACCGGTCATGAGCTCATCGTTGCTGAAGTTGATGCCGTACAGCAGGTTGTAGAGCTTGGACACTTCCGTAGCCAGACCGACTGCGTCGAGACCGGTGGACACGTCCAGGATCGCCTTCATGACCCGGTTGACTTCAGCTGGGAGATCCGGGGTAGGCTGACCCCAGTTCTCATTGAGGTGACCGCGGGCGCGCACCTTGGTGTGTTCCTTGCTGATGGTGATCTTCAGGCTGGAAGATGCCTGAGTCACACGGTCGCTGGAGTTCTTCAGCTTGGCAATGCACTGTTGCAGCAATGGCAAGGCTTCGCCCAGCGCATCGATGGAACCCTGGTCCGTTTCGAACTTGCTTTTCAGCAGGATCAACTGCGCTACCCGGTCCTGGTTAGGAGGAAGGTTTTGCAGGAAGTTTTCCAGGTTGTATTCCGCCGCTGGGAAACCCAGGCCGCTGAGCACGGTGACGAACTCTTTCTTGAGGTCATCCAAGGAATCGTTGATCGCCTTGTTGATTCGCGCACTCTTGCGGAAGCCGAAGATCCCACGCACCGTGTCGACCACCCAATCCACCGCCATGCGGATGTACTTGATGATGTTCTCGATGAAGGTCTTGAACCCGTTCTTCAGAGTGGCGAAGAAACCTTCCTGGCCAGCCCGGGCGTTACGCTCAGACGGAAACGGGTCGTACGATTCAAAGCCCGCCAGTTTGAAGTAACCGGCCACGCGCTTGGAGAACTTACCAAGGTTCATCGCTTCGATCCCACTCACCATCATGGTGGCGTCGTCTTGCTTGGTTTCCTTGTAGTACTCGGTCAGATCAATGCGCTGTTTGTTGGTTCCCGGTTCGTACGAGTCGTCGGGGTGACCGTCGGCAATTTGCTTGTACGAGTCCAGGTACTCATTCATGGCCTTTCCCCAGTTCAGACATCAGGTAGGCCACCAGCACTTCGAACTGCTCGTTCTGTGCCACGTCAACGCCTTCAGTCCCTTCTACCACAACCACAGTGGTGAACGGGATAGGACGACCGGTGGTGATCAGCGCCGCGCGCAGACGGGTCATGCGGTCCTTGACGGTGGCGAACACGAACGAACCATTGATCGGGGATACCGAGTTCCAGCGGTCCAGCATCTTCCAGACGTAGTTCTCTTCGTCTTCGCTCAGGCCGATGCTGCACGAGTTCTTGAAGTGATGACGGATGATCGCGGTGCTGTACGCTTCGAGTGCGAACTGCGCACCCTGTTGCGGGCAAGAGATGCCGAGTTCGACCAGCTTCTTCTTGTAGTCCATAACGTGTGGCAAATGAGACATGATGGTACTCCTGTTAAATGGGGGTGGTTACGCTTCGATGTTGTCCGGGTCACGACGTTGTTTCAATGCGGCAAGCTTGATGCTGAACACGTTGAGCTCGTGGTTGGTCAGCACCTGGGTGTAGTGCTCGATCTCTTGCTTCTTGAAATCGCCACCGTTGAACACCCAGCCCATGGCGCGACCGATAACGGTATTGTCGTACCAGGGTTTGAATGACTTACCCAATTCCAGCAATACTTCGATGTCCTTGGTCAACTCAGCCTTCTCGGCAGCGGTGATGCGCTTGTCTTCTTTCAGGCGAGCGATCAGTTGACGAATGGCGTCTTCGAAGCGACGGTGGTCAGCGTTGTAGACTCCCGAATAACCCCGGGAGAAGTAGTCAGCAATGAACAACGTGGTAAACACGAGACCGCTGAACACGAAGAACGGGGTGAAGCTTGCGGAGCTGATCAACAGGGGCAGGAAGGTGATGTCCGCCAGCACGGTGAGGATGGTTGCGCTCAGCAGGCTGTTGGTGATCACGGTAATCGCACCGATGTCTACGAAAGCAGAGATGGCGGCGATGATACCTTTGCTGCAACCCATGCGGATGGCGTACATGTCGGCAACCACTTCCGACGACATGCGCTCCACACCTACGGACAGACTGCGACGGCTGTTACGCTGCACGGTCAGTTTGTTCCAGTAGAGGATGAAGGAGTCGTCATTCGGGTTTTCAGCAATCGCTTGCAGCTCAGCGATCTTGGCCGGATCCAGTTCGAGGATGGCAGCCGTGTCTTTCAGAACCACCACACGGTCTTCAGTACGCCCAGCAGCCTTGTAGTGTGCCAAAGCCGCCTTGGCTACCAGGTTGTCCGACGCAGCGGTGTAGAGCATCATGCAGGCACCGAACACATGACCCAGCTCGTGAGCGATTGCACCGGCAATAATACCAGGCAGAGGAACACCGTGCTTGGCCACCTTCTCAGGGGCAAAGGTTACACTGAGGTTCTTGTTGATGTGCAAATTCACCGGGACGGTTTTAAAGCTACCACCTACCTTGCCTGTGGTGTAGTCGATGGTGCCTTTGAACATCTTGACCTTGTTCTCAGCGAACCAGCGGTACAACGTGGTCTTGGTGATGCCCATCAGTTGATCCACGCCTTCGTTGTTGAGGACGTGCTTCGGCGAGAAGTAGCCGGTGTCGACTGCCAGGTTGCCCTGGTCTTCGTACTTGATGGTGATATTGCTGAAGCCAGTGAACTCTTCAACGATGGCTAACAATTCTTTGCTGACACTGTCCTTCAATACGGCAGCACCGGTGTCGTACGAGATGTGTTTCTCGATACAGGCAGCCAGTACGTCGTAGAAACGAGTCGTCTGGAAGTCGATGAATTCGATCCCAGCACGGCTTTGTTTTAGGAAATCAATAGAGATCATGCGCGGGAACTCCTTTAAGTTGATACGTAGACCCTATTAATATAGTGTCAAAAGCAGGCATAAAATGCAGGGTACTCCATGGAACAATCAACCTTACCTAACGTCTCCCCCATAATTGCCAAAGTGTGCAAACATGCCGCTCAGTCGATTAACCGTTTTGACAAGAGTAAAGATCTGCTGTGCGCCAAGATCACCAACATCCACGAGGATGGCACACGTTCAAATTCCCTGGTAGCGCTGGAGAACTACAAGCAGCCTATCTGGATTGTTAAAGAAGATAAGCGTAAGTTCAAGCAGCACAAAGACTACATTGAAGAGAGCATGTGCAAAGAGTACAAGGTTCCTCGGTGTCAGTTGGCAGCTGCGGTTAACAAGTTCCTTTACGGCCGTAACGACAGTTCGTTTGATTTGCGTCAGGCCAAGAACAACCCCCATGTGTTTGGTTTGGATCAAACCCCTCCGGTTCATTTCAAGCGTAAGTACTTTGAACGGTACGGTATTCATCAGGAAACCGAGGCGTACACCTTAGCGGCTTATGACGTTGAGGGTGACATGTTCAAGAAGGGCGTGCCGATCATGATGGCATCGGTGACCTTCAAGACCAGGGCTTACTTCGCAGCGGTTCGTACGTGGTATTCCGAGAAAGCTGGTAAACATCTTGAAGACCACGAGATCATCCAGCAACTGCGTGAAGCCGAGTCCAAGTACCTCGGTGAGCACGTCAAGCGTCGTAAGTGCAAGATCGAGTATCAGTTGTTTGATACCCCGGGTCAGGTGGTTAATGCCTGTATCCAGAAAATGCACGAGTGGGAACCTGATTGGGTAGCCGCTTGGAACGCCGCTTACGATATGGAAGCGAACGAGAAGGCGTTGTTGGCTGACGGCTTTAACTTGGCGGAAGTGTATTCGGATCCACGCATTCCTCGCGAGTACAAGTCGTACAAGTACCACCCGGGTCGTACGCACAAGCATAAAGAAGATGGCACGAAGATGCCGTTGGAATGGCAAGAGCGTTTCCCAACGATTCGCACCATGGCCACCTTCCAGTTTGCCGATGCGGGTTCGTTCTACGCGATCAAGCGTCAGCCGGTTGAAGGGAAGCTCCAGGACACCTCTCTGCAAGGCATTGCGAGCAAAGAGGATGTACCGGGTAAGTTGTACACCGAAGAAGGCCACGA